ACTGAGGTGGACTCAGTGTCTATCGATGAAGTTATCAGATTGCTCCAGGAGATAAAAGACCTGGGCGAGTCTGGTAAAGAAACAGTTGCTAAGGCTAAGTCTACTGCAAAGAAGGCTAAGAAAGTCGGAAAGAAAGTTAAGCGTGCACCAAGCGCGTATAACAAGTACATGAAAAAGAAACTTGCAGAACTCAAGAATAAACATCCACGATCTAATCATCAAGCATTGTTCAAGAGAGCTGCAAAGTCTTGGAAGCGTTCCCCAGAAAGAAAGAGGTCGTTAAAGTGAAGATATTATCTAAAGATACTAATGCGGTCAATGTTAGCAAAGCAGGTCCAGTTTTTTCTATTAATGCTACAAATGGCTGGAGACAAATTGGTCTCAATTGGTTTGTATTCGAAACCTATTACGATCTTGCTGGAATGAGCAAGCAAGAAAAGACATTGTTCTTTGAAGCTGCAACAGTTCAAGATTTAGGAAACCCTGCACAACTAAACGGTGTTGCAGGTGATTTGTTAGCCATTAGCGACATCATGACTTCGACGCCATTAACTGATAATGACTTGACACAATTCACACTTGTTGGCAATATGATGCAATCTACATTCCCAAGTTTTGACCAGGTAATTTATGCTCGTAACAGAATATTTGTTGTGGATTTAGATTTCGCAGCTTCTGGATATTTTAATTTGTTATCTAGCAATCAACTTGGTTCTATGTCACCCACTGCAAGTGATCGAGTTTATGTTTACAGAGTTGTAGCAATAGATGCCAGCAACACTGCAGATAATTACACTGTATTGCCTGCTAGGTTCTTACTACAAGCAACTGCTAAAGAAGAACCTGAATATCAATATCTCATGCGTCTTATGCGTAGCTACAATTTGCAGAACGAACCAGATGTTGATTGATATGCCATTAGCACCTGAACTTACTTATCTCGAAGAACTCATGTTCGAAGAAGGACAAGTGCCTCTTACTGTACTAGCTAAGTTTCATCCCCTGGTAAGGATACCAATTATGTCATTTCAAGCTGCAGATATTGTAGCTACAGAATTAGCAATCAGAACTATTGAGGCTGGTGGCGCAGGAGCCATCGATTTGTTTACTCCAGAAATACGACGGTACGAAGACACCGCACTCGTAGGAATGGGAGGCATGAGAATATGAGTACAGAAATAGAAACTCCAATTGAAGAAAAGAAAACAACAACTACAAAGTTTGCTGAGTGGTTAATGGCACGTCAAGAAAAGAAAGACGCAAAAGAAACATCCTTGGAATCATTGATGAAGTTCAACGTCTTTCTTTCAATTGCTACATTGGTTACGGTTGCTGGAGCAACTGTTGCGGACTATGTTTTGATGGCTTGGCTTTGGATCTAATACTCGCCGGTATATTCCCACTCTGTTCGAGATGGATATTTATTGTGAAAGTATAATCGAACTTCTCTAGTCTGTTTGCATTTTACACAGAGCTCTAAGAATCGAACTCTGTGATCGTTGCTCCCCTGGTACTCTCGAAGAATATTCGAGTGACTGCATTCCTCACGTTCGCACTCATCGCACATAGTTGGGTCACTCTTGCTCATTTCATCAGGCCACAATTCTTCACAACCACAGTACGAACAGATCGCAAACTTATTCTCATCATCGAGTTTTCTTTGTTCTGCTTTGCATCGATAATCGTCCATGCATTTATCGAAACCAACCATAACACAATGACAACTCATTGTCGAGGCCTCCAGGTAACATCGATGTCACATGTCTCACAATATCCGAACCAGGCATAAGTTCCATCAGTGAAGTGTTCCCAACGAGCTTCAACATCTGATCCACAAACTCGATGAAACATTGTTCGATTCTCCTTGGTCTTTCCAGTCTTTTGTCCATTCTCTAGGACCATCTGACGAACCCATGCACTAAAATTAGGCATCTTCTTCGAGAGTTCGTATGATGTCGGGCATAGCGTTATCATTTTATTCCGCATGAATCGTCGTATCAGTAATCACATATATACATAGTCCAAGAAAAAAACGGGCAAGCCCTATATCCTATGGCTAGTTAGCAACGGGTGGGAGCAGTGGGATGACTAACAAAGAGTTAGTTGTTGGTAGTGGATCTGCTTTTGGGCGACTTCGTCGCGAAGATAGGACTGCAAATGCTTAAAGGCCCAGTTATGATAGGGTTATTTGGAGTGGGGAACTAGTCTGACGTTTAACTAGCAGAGAAAACCCCACTCCACCCCGTGATTACTATGGCAACAAAAAAGACCTCAATGTTTACGCTTACCGAACGAATTACCCTTGGTGCAGGTTCTAATTCCGCATCTGCTACAATTGACCTTGGATCATATGTGGATGTTGGAGATCGCCAAGCTCTTCAAATCCACTCTGTTGATTTCATCTATCAAGGAAACGTAGCAGATGGTTCAATATTTGGCGCAGTCCCTGCAGGTTCAACACTACACACACAACTTCTTGATCTAAACAGAGGCGGTGTTGTATTTGCAAACGATAGAGCACTAGTTGCCTCATCTCAACTTCGCTTAGACAGTGCAGGCGGATGTGACAACGAAACCGACCTATATCCAGATAACTTTGGAAAGGGATCCGATGATGGCCGATTCGTTGTTAACGACCAATTGTATTGTGAATTCGCAACTCAAGCAACTACTGTTGCAAGTTGCAACGTCACTATTAGAGTAAACGCTTCTATTGTTTCCCTCTCTGCAAAGGACTTCATGGCAATCGCAATTCAATCAACTGCTGCAGATAACTGAGGTGGACTCAGTGTCTATCGATGAAGTTATCAGATTGCTCCAGGAGATAAAAGACCTGGGCGAGTCTGGTAAAGAAACAGT